ACTATCACCACGAGAAACGTCAACACCCATTATATATTTATGACCCTCAATAGGTTCCTTCCATATCCATAATGAATTACCCATTAATTTTGAAGGTGCGTCCAACAATGAATTATCTTTAATATCCTCAAGTTGTTTATTATCAAATACGTTATCACCTGAACCCAAGAACTCACAATTCAACTCTTGGTTTATCTTACGTTTATCGTATTTAAGTTTTTTAACCATTTTTTCATACCAAGAAGAACAAGGCTTATATCCTTGTTTGAAGAACATGTTCAATTCATCGTAATCTCTTTGATATGGGTCGACGTGAGCAAATGATATATTTTTTGTAACATCAAAATCTTCTCTGTTAAGTAGATAGTGAATTAAATCTTCAGTTGGGACTAAATAAAGATCTTTTGCATATCTTGGGTCTCTATACCAATACATCTCAGAGATCTTAAAGTTATTCATCCCTTTTAATGATTGATCGTATATATCGTAATAGATTGGGTCATATCCGTTAGGTGTGGAAACCACAATTACCTTACCCCCTGTGGATAAGGATGCCATACAAGCTGCCCAGAAATCACTGTCCGCTTCGATAAACGCCGCCTCATCAAATACAAGAATCGTAGGGGTAAACCCACGAAGGGCATCTTTTGACGTTGCCACCGCTTTTACCTCAGACCCATTATTTAATTTGTAGTGTCTTTGTGAATTCTTTTCTGCCGCAAATCCAGCACCAACCCAACTAGGCCACTGATCAACAAAAGCTCTGATCTTGTTTGCCATCTCCATTGATGTATCAAGTTTGTTGGCAATTATTAGAATTTTTTCAGGTTGAGTTTTTTTGGCAAAAACTAATCGTTTTGATATCCACGCTGCGGTCACGGTTGTTACTCCAGCCTGACGATATTTTAATGCGATATTTTCTTCATAATCTTCATAATCCCGTAATAAAGATACTTGATCGGGAAATAATTCTAGTGGTACATACTTTGAAACTGTGTTATCATAAGTTTGTAGGTATGTTCTTAATGCGTATGGAGTATCCTGTAGACACCTCACATATTCAATCATTACTTGTTCTTTAGTTAAACCCATATATAATAAATATCAATTATAGGGGTTTGTTGTAAAGATTACTTTTTACCTATTGAGAACATTTTAGCGATTGGTAATTCCATTGGAGCTTCATCCGAAAACATTGTGAGTTTTTTAGGTCTACGGATAATCATAGAGTCATCATTTTTTGTTTTTTTCTTGATTGTCTTAATTAGATCCTTTTTTTTCATTTTTGGACTAATACTTGACTCAACTATTTCGATGATTTTTTTTTCTAAAAATTTTTCTAAACCTTCGTTTGTGTTCTTCTCAATCTTTACTGTTTTTTCGGGATGTTTTTTCTCCGGCATTTTTTCGTATTGTTTTTTGGATGTTGAGTCAGAAAACTCACGTGCCATTTTACACCATTTACAATTTTTACTAGAACACTTTTCACAACGTGCCCAAAACAGACCTTGTTGTGCTTTGGATTCGAACTTTTCTTTGATTACACCTTCAGTTGCAATATCTTCCTCTTTATCTATGGTTGCATCACCATCATCGTCCATACCATCAGGTGCTTGTACTTGATGTGGATCTTGTGAATATTCACCAGCGCCCGCGTCATTTTTATCAACGTCAACATCTTCAGTCATTTCAGTTTCTTTAACTTGAATGCTTTGACCTTGCATTTTTGTTGGGTCTTGTAATGCCTGATTTAATTTTTTCTTTTGTTCAGGATCTGTTGTGTCGTAAACTGTAGTTTTAACTTCAGTTTGTTCTTTGTTTTCTTTTTTAAATTTCTCAACAAGAAGTTTAATTTGAGTTTCACTTAAGTTTGCAACCGTCTTAGCGGATAAACCATTTTCAATTAAGTAACTAACACTTTTATTATTTTTCATAAACAACTTCTTTTTCAAATTGTAATACTATATCTCTTTCATATAGTTTATTTTTAACCTCTTCTTCTGTATCCCCAAAATGAAATACTAGTCTTTTGGTTAAAGAAAAATCAATATCATTAGTTTCCTTTTCCCAACCTAAAGCGATTACATTATCCATAGAGTCGATAACAGAAAATACATCCGAATCTTGTACTAATTCAAATACAATATCTTCATTAACTAAAGTTCCCACTTTTTTGATATATTCCATATCAGGAGGTAACGGATAACCATTTGCCGGTTTTGATTCCCAATTCTCACCAAACACTTCCAAAGTGTCGGAGAAGATAAACTCATATATGTTATCGCCTCTAAAGTTTGGTCCCATTCCGTTTATATAAATCAATCGATTCATATGATATCCCCTTGTTTTGTGATTTTAACTTCGTTAATTCCTTCTTTAAAGATTAAGTTTCCTTTATTAGATCTACCCATCAATTTAACTCTTGGGTTTTTTGATATGTATTCTAACGCAATATCTAACTGATCCGCAGATTCAGCCAACTTAATAACGTTTTCTTTGTTTTGTTTGTAAACTAAACTTGTTTTTCTTTCTTGGTTCAACTTCAATTCTTTCTTATCTGACTCATTCAGAGTAAAATATTTAGATAAAACTTTATCAACTGAAGATTCGTTAAATGTACCGTGTGAAAAAGTGTCTACATCGGGATATTGAAAATGTTTTCTACCTTTTCTTCTATCTTTATGGTAATCGTCAACAAGATCCGCTTCGTAAACTTCTTCGGTTTTTTCACCTTGCATATTTCTCATTGCCACGTTAGAATAAGCCGCTCCCATATAATCTTGGAATGCGTCTCCGATACTATCATAACCTTCACCCATTTCAGGCTCAGTTGGTGGTTCAGGAGCAACATCGGTATCAACAACTTCTTCCTCGTCCTCAATTTCCATATCTTCCATTCCTTCACCATCCTCATCTTCATCACCACCTTCTAATTTGGAAATAATTTCTTCGATGTCATCTTCATCTAAAACGTCAACGTCGATGGCAGATAAAATAGAATTAATGATATATTTTACGTTTTGAGCGGAAAGTTCTTTTTCCTCTTCGTATGATCTAATTTTTTGTGATAATTTTCCTACAAGTATTTGGATTCTTTTGATGTCTGAAACTTTCTTTTCTCTTGGTTTTTCTTCAACATCAACATCCATTTCTTCTTCTGCACCAAAGTCCGGCATTTCTTCTTCACCACCCATGTCAGGCATTTCTTCACCACCTCCCATATCAGGTGCTGGTGGCATTTCCCCTTCAACTCCCGTATCGGGCATTGGTGGCATTTCCCCTTCAGCTCCCATATCAGGTGCCGGTGGTAATTCTGCAACAGGGGGTTCCGGCATTACAGGTTCAGGTAGAGGTGCTGGTTCAGCAACAGGTTCTTGAGCTTTTGGTTTTTTAGTTTTTAGTATAAACTTTTTTTTTTGCTCACCCAAGAGCGACGTTCCTTCTTCGTTTTCGTAAAGAGTATTGATTTCCTTTGTCATCAAGTTCAATCGTTTTAACGCTTGAGAATATGAGGAGTAATACTTTCTATTCTGTATAGGTTCAATATAATCAATATCTGATTCATTGATTGATTGTTTGATAATATATCCTTGTCTTTCTTTTACGATTTCGTAAGAGTTTCCGTCTGCTAAAGAAATTTTATATTCAGTAGATTTAGTTTCATTAACTGATTGTGGGATGTTTTCATTATAACGCGCAATTTCCATTATACGTCTAAGTTTTTCCATACCCTCAAGTTTCTCACTACCGATAGGTCTTAATCCTGCCATAATTTATATTATTTAATGTGAATTATTTTTTTCTTAATAAATATATCGTAATCTAAGAATATTTTTATTATTTAGTATTTATTGCTTCATAGACAAACCTTTTTCAAGGATCTTATGTGAGGCACCTCTTAATTTTTCTAAATAACCGTTTCTTCTTAGTATTTTGAATACCAAATTTTCGGATGAGTATTCTCCGTTTTTCTCAAGTCCACATGTTCTGAACTTTCTTAATTTTTCATTATACTTTTCAAGTAAATCTTTTGCGTCATCGACATCTTCATCTTCAATATTCTCTAATACTCCATCGATAATGTCCATCCATTGTTGTGCTTTACGTTCAACAGTGTCTTTGTCAATCTTAGTGTTTTCCTTTTCAGGTTTGTGTTGCCACTCATCATATAGTAAAGAATATACCCCACTTGAAAAGTGGGCATCTTCCTCACCTTCAACATAAAGTTCTACTTCATAACCAAATATCTTTATATCGTGGTTTTTATTGAATAACGCTTTCTTCAACATAAAGAGTTCTTTATATAACTCATGTTGTGCCGGTGGGAATTGATTATAATTTATAATAATATGAATATCAAAATCAGAATATTTTGACCAGCTGTAATTTGATAAAGATCCCGTTAAAACAATATCGGTTACCATTACTTCTATTTTGAGATAATCTAAAAACTGATATGCGATCTCTAACAACCTTTCCCTAACTTCAGGTCTCATTTTCATTTCTTGACCGTCAGAATCGCCCATATTTTTTTCTTTTGGTAGATACCAAATTTTTGGGTTAAGCTCGTCTTGAGGTTTAAAAGATTTAATAATTTCTTTGGTATTCATAACAATAAATACCTACAAACTACAGTTTCTTATATGTGTGGGATTTAGAAATATTTTTGTTAAAAAAATTCCCTTGTGATTGTGATGATCTGAATTCAGTATATTTTTGATGCGGTACTCCATCATATTCATATCTCATACCATTTTTAAATTCTGCAATCATTTTTTTTGTAATTGTATCATATTGTGTTCTTACAATATTTGAGGATTCTACTTCATTTAAAATTGTAGTACCGCTAATTATTTCACTAGTTATTGCCATCTGGTTTTCTTAATGGGGTTATGTCATCTATATGACGAAGTTTATCCATAATATAATAATGAAGTTCGTTTGCGTCAACATTAAAACCATAATCACTGATTGTTTGGTCTATTTCTCGAATCAATGGTTGCATACTTCTGTGTAAAAACATTAATTCTTCTGGATAATACGGGGGTTTTTCAATATCCTTTTGTGTCCACCCTTCTCTTTGAAAAAACTCCCTTATTTTAAAATAAGTTTCTTCCAACTCTTTTGTTAACTCCAAAGATTCCGAAAATTTTTTCCATCCTTCCATAGTAATAAATATAACGCAAAAAAAAATCCACCCGAAGGTGAATCTTTCTTATTTGAGAGCCTTAATCTTATCACGATATTCTATCGCCTTTTCAAATTCTTGTTTTTTAATACATTCATCTAATTTAGTTTGTAACTCTGAAATTTTCTCTTTGTTTTCTTCTAAACTTTTGATCTTATCTCTTAACTCTACGGCTTCCTCAAATTCTTGTTTTTCGATAGCAACTTCTAATTTATGTTTCAACAACTCAAGTTCGTCATTTTTAGGTTCATTATTAATCCCTCTTGTCATATACGTATATGAAATAGACCCATCTGGTGATCTATAGGTTTTTTTATCCCACCCTCTATTACTCATAGGAGTGTTAAACATTTCATCCATAATTCTATCAAATTCTCTCCAATTAAACATTTTTTATTTTTTATTTAAAGTTTATTTTTATTTTCCAAAAATTTTTACGAAATTTGTGCCATAACGAATATACTGACATTTTGTCAGGAAATAAATAAACATACTGACAAAATTACAAAATTGGACTTTTTGTTTAATTATTGTTAGTATTTAAAAAAACGGAAAACTATGTTAGAATTTGCAGATGAAAGCAACAACGAAAAGGCTAAAAAGAAAAGTGATGGTGGAACTCCAGTATTGGATAATTTCAGTAAGGACTTAAATCAGTTAGCTCAAGAGGGTAAATTAGACCCTGTAATTGGTAGAAAAAAAGAGATATTGAGGATCGCTCAAATTCTATCACGTAGAAAGAAAAATAACCCCATTATTATTGGTGAACCTGGTGCGGGTAAAACGGCAATCGTGGAAGGTTTGGCTATGATGATTCATAATGGTGAATGTCCCAAAAACTTAATGGATAAACGTATCGTATCTTTAGATATGAACTCATTGGTTGCCGGTACAAAATATCGTGGTCAGTTTGAGGAACGAATGAAGGTTATTATTGAGGAGATTCAATCCACACCTAACATCATTTTATTTATTGATGAAATCCATACTATTGTTGGTGCAGGTAATAGTTCAGGATCCTTAGATGCGTCAAACATCTTTAAACCAGCGTTATCTCGTGGGGAACTTCAATGTATCGGAGCAACTACGTTAGATGAATACCGTACAAACTTTGAAAAGGATGGCGCGTTAGAACGTAGATTCCAAAAAGTTGTGGTTGACCCATCTTCGAAAGAAGATACATTTGAGATCCTTAAACAAAGTAAGGAAAAATATGAAGACCACCACAAAGTAACATATGACGATCAAACTTTATGGACTTTTGTTGAATTGGCGGATCGTTACATTACAGATCGTGAGTTTCCTGATAAGGCATTTGATATTTTAGATGAGGTTGGTGCAAGAATGCAAATTGACATTAAACTACCTGAAGTGATTGAGGACTTGAAAGAGGAGGCTAGTAAAATCAAACTAGAAAAGATAAACGTAATTAAAAGACAAGATTACGAACAAGCGGCGGAACTACGTGACCGTGAAAGAAGTATTTTAACCAAACTTGAGGAAGAAAAGAAAAGATTTGAGGATCACTTAAGAAGTAGTAAAAGATCCATTCCTGAAGAATTGGTTTATGAGGTTGTATCTAATATGACTAAAATTCCAATCTCAAACATTAACCTTGATGAAAGAAATAACCTCATCAATTTGGATGGTAACTTAAATTCTAAAGTTATTGGTCAAGAAGAAGCGGTTAAAAAGATCACAAAGGCAATTCGTAGAAATAGAATGGGTATTAAGGACCCTAACAAACCGATTGGT